CTTGCGACCAAAGCGTACAGCTTCAGGCGCTTCTATTTCTGCCCTAGTTCTTCTGCGACCAGGCTTAGGCTTAGGAGGTTTTATAGCAGCTACAGGTTTAGGCGCTTTAACATCAATACCTCTACCACCAACAGGCTGACCCCGCTTTCTGCCAGCAGGCTTTGTTTTTTTAGCAACGGTTTTCTTTTTGCCAACAGCCTTCTTCGCCTTCTTTGGCGCAGCTATGCCTTTTCCGTAATTCTCTTGAAATTTAAGCATCATTTCTGGAGAAATTCCTAGGTCACCTAAATTAATTTCCATAACTAATCCTTGATACGCGCCTAACTGATGCCTGAGAACTTCTTGCCGCGCAGTGCTGCGCCAGTGCCACGCATTTCACCAGCACCATAAGGAGCAGGCTTACCTGGGGTAGCAATAGTCTCAGCCTTAGCGTACTTAACAGTGCCTTGATCCTTATAAGATACTTGGCTGTCGGTTACTTTAGGCTGTGGAAAACTTGTTTGTCGCTTGATCATGACTTCTTACCTTTTGGTGCTGGTTTTTTAGTTTTTGCAGTTTTTGTAGTTTTTGCAGTTTTTGGCTTTTCAGGGGCTGGGGTAGTTTCTTCAACCTCTGGCGTAACCTCTGGCGCAACCTCTTCAACCTCATCAACCAAAGGCTTAAGCGTTGCTGTAGGCTCTTGAAGTGGTAGGAACCCACGCTTGTCTGCTTCAAACTGTTTGTTCTGCGCTTTCTGTACCGCAGCCATCTTTTTTCGTACTGAACTCATAAGTGTTTCTCCTAATTGCCAAAGAAGTTTTTGGCCATGTTCTCTGCCGTCTTTGCCATCTGTGCAGAACGCTGTAACTCAATGCGCTCTCTGGCAACATCATCCTTCATATTGGCAGTCTGCTCTTGCAGAGCCAAGCGATCTTGGCCCAAATCAACATTATTATCAATCCTATCACCCTCTAGCTTGATACGCTGCTGGGCTTCTTGAGCCTTGCGGTCAATGTCCTTGTCCTTCAAGCCAAGTTCTTCTCTACGAAGATCAACTAAAGGATCTTCTTCCTGACCAATCTGCAAATCTGACTCAAGCTTTTGAAGCAACTCAACAGTCTTTTGAGCAACCTTATCTTCCATAATGGTCTGCATCTGCTGCTGCATCTGCTGTACCTGCATTTGAACTTGCTGCATCATCATCGGGTCCATCTGAGCCTGTTGCTGCATCTGCTGAATCTGTTGATTCATCTGAGTTACTTCAGGATCTTGCTGTGCCATCTCACGCGCCTTGAAATCAATGTGCTGATAGATGTGAGATTGAATCACAGCCGCTGCTTGCATCTGACCTTCAGGCACCTTTTGAATGATTGGAAGTTTAAATAACAATAAATGCGTCTTAATGTGTGCATCATGATCTTGGTCAGGAAACGCTTGTGCAGGCTGTCCCTGCAAGAACCCAGAGTTCTCCATACCTGGAGATGCAGGTTGTGGCTGCGGAGGAGGCGGTAGAAGCTGTTCAACCTGTTGAACACCCATAGCCTCATACATACGGCGATACGCCTCATACATACCCTGTGGGCCATGTATTTGCGGGTTTGTCTGAACCATCTGCATCATCTCTTGGGCAAGCATAACGCGCTGGCTCATAGAGAAGATATTGGGATCAGATACAGGAATGATATCAATACGATCATCAAAGTCCTGCGCCATCAACTGTTGTTGCCCACTGGCAATTTGATATGGGTATGCTTTGATTGGAGAGTCTTTGATGACTCGCGCCAACAAGTTAAACTCAATTCGCTGGCTGTAGTGCATGCGCTTGTGAATAGAACTCATCACACGGCTACCCTTCTCAAGAAGAGCAATCGTGGTGCCTACCGGCGCTTGTTGGTTACCATCACCAACCTGCATATCACCAACAGAAGCAAACCTGCGACCAGCCTCAACCAACATACCCAGTAGCTGTAGTAGCGTCTGGCTTGGCTCTTTAAATGGAAGCGGCATAAGCGCATCACGAAGTGACCCGCCAGGTGCATCCATATCTCTAAACTCACCAGGCTGTAACGGTACATCGTTATCACGAATCCGTATGCCTCTAGCCTTAAAGCCTGCAGGTAAGTTAGCCAGCGTGCCTGCATCGATTAACTGACGCAAAATAGAAGTAGATGCCTGTGACAACCCACCAATCATATGAGTCAAACCAAAGCCGTAGAAACCTACGCCTGGTAAGAACTTGTAATGCACAAAGTAATCGATGCGCTTACGCATCATGTCGGCTTGATTATAGTTTCTACGAATAGACAAAACAGTAGAGTGCTTAGGCGAAAGAGTGACAATGTAAGGAAGCTTAATGCCTGTCTCTTCACCTTGAGCATTCAGGTCTTCATAGCCTGCAATGTCCATCTCAATGTGCATCTCAAACAACTCACACTCGTAGTCGCTTGAACTGCCAGAAGGCTTAACGCCCTGCAACTCATCGATCTCTTCTTCTACTTCATCTGAAGAACCATATGAGCCACTGTCATCGCTCATGCCCTTCTTGGTCTTTCTGTAAAAGCCAGACTCTTGAAGCTTGCGTACATCGTTCATCGACATGTCAATTACATGCGTGATACGAACTGCGCTGTCTAAACTGGTTGTACCATAAGGCACAATCAACTTCTCAGATGGAATGAAACGCGAGACAGGACGGCCTAGCGCAGGGTCAAAGTGTACTTTGCGGAACGCACTACCAGACAAGGGTAAATAGAAAAGCATCTGGTCAGTCTCAGGATCGTATTCCTTCATCTCCTGAGTGATCATGTAGTTCATGTACTCTTGCACACGAGCAGCCTGTAGATCAGTCTGCGGCGTACCCATGCCAATAACCATGGTCTTAACGGGGCCACCAGACGGTAACATCTCTTTGTAAGCTTGGGCTTGGAACTGTGTGACAGACTCAGCAAGAAGGGGGTGTACAACACCAGAAGCGCCATCAAATGGCTCAGTACGGTTCTCAAACTTCATACCAAGGAACTTCAATCCCTCAGTGTACTGGTCCATCCACTCTTTACGAGAAGACTTATCGTCCTCAATTGCGCTCATACAGTCGCTGTAGATTTCTCCAAGCTCCTGCTTATCAAGTTCATCAGCAAGGTTTGCAGTAAATGGAAGCGGCATATCTTCGCCAAGATCGCCTTCACCAAAGACCATAGTGCCGTCTTCTAGAATTGACTCATCGCCATCCTCTATGCCATCAAACATCAGTTCATCTTCAGATTCATCTGATATAAGGATTTCTTTTGAGTTGTCTTCAATATCCAACTCATCGATGTCTATGTCATCTACACCACGTTCAATTGCCATAACTTACTCTTCTGCGTACAGATTATTAAATATGCGATTAACATCCAAAGTGTAATCTAAATCAGACTTGCTGTAATGAACATGCTGAGATGGCTTAAAGTCAGGTGCGCCTTCTCCTGTCTCAAACCAAGCTGGATGTGTAACCCTTACCCTGTTATTTGGCAACGCTACTATATTTCCAGTCCACTCGCCAGCATCAAGTAACTCCATCACATGCGACTGCTTGTGCTGTGCAGGATCATCCGCTATCTCATTGTCAGTATAATCTACCGTGAACATATACTTGGCAGGGTAGAAGTTACCATCAATCTTCGCCAGCCACGGGCATGGCGTTGCTCGATCTAGAACATAAACAGAGTGAGTGCGAGAAGAACAATCCCAAGGCTGGGCATCATGTACCGCCATAGGCTCTGGCCATTCTTCAAACGGTGTGTCCGCGACAAGAGCGGTGATAGGCATTCTCGCCCACATCGCACCGCCGTGGATATTTGGTTCGTTCTCATCTTCATCCGATTCACACCCAGTGAAGATAACCTGAAAACTCAGACACCTGGTAGGCATTGTAGTAACAGCAATGACCATGGCGTGTAGAAACTCTCCATGGTATCGCTCGTGATTGGTTGTGTATTCCCTTCTTATCCAACACTTGAAGTGCGGGATGTTGCTTTGAAGGTAAGGCATTTTATTTTATCCCCACTTAGATTCCCATTTTGTGGCCATGCCACCTTTTTTAAACCCTTTGACTGCAGCGCCTGACCGGCGTTTAACAGCGGCGGGGGAGTTTAGCATACCGCCATTGGCTTTCTTGACAGGTTTTTTATTAGCTTGTTTTTTCTTGTCTGCCGCTTCAGCAGCTTTATCTGCCTTGTAAGCAATAGTCCCAGCAACACCCATAGCTGTAGCACCACCAATCGCTTCAGCAGCAATACGTCTGTTCTTCTTGCGCCTAGCCTTATCCGCAGCTTTTGCAGAAGCACTTTCATTAACCATGTCGCGCATAGGGTTGCCTTCAGACTTGGCCTTCTTAGTAGCGGCAGTCTTTTTCTTCAGAACACCCTTGCCGATAAGAATATCTTTCTGCGTGACCTTGCCGTCTTTGTTGAGGTCAGGGAAAACTTTCTTGGCAACTTTCTTGGCAGCTTTTACGATGCCGCCTTTGCTCTTCTTAACAGGATCTTTCCTTTTAGCGTCTTCTTTCTTTTTAGCTTCTTCCTTTCTTCTTCTTCCTGATTCAGCAATCAAGCCGGTCAAACCTGCCGCAGCAGTTCCAGCAACAACTAACGGCTTTTTGCTTTTAACTTTTTTCTGCATGCTTTTACGAGCAGCTTCTCTAGTGGCAATGTTTTTTTGTATAGTTGCCTCTGGCACATCATCAAGGCCGTAAAGCTCTCTAGTCTCTTTGTTTTTAGCCTTAATCTTGTCGCGGGTTTTTTGAGCTAATTTATCACCAAGGCTTGATGCTTTTTTTAATTTATTACTCATTATTTCATCGCCCTTCCATATCCACGAGTAGCAGCACCTACGCCTCTGGGTTTGGACTGCTTGCGAACAGCGCCACCTTTAGCATAACCTTTTTTCTTCATCATGCCGCCCATGTTTTTCTTAACAGGCTTTACTTCACGATCAGTTTCGGTGTTGTAGGTTGCGTTTCTAAATTTATATGTTTTTTTACCATCCTTTTTAGCAGCCTCCTTTTTGGATTTTTTTAGCTTTGAATCAACAACACCAATTCCAATGGCGGGAAGAGCTACCGTGGCAGCGCCAACACCCAAAACCTCTTTGGTTATTCTGCTATCTAGTTCGCCTCTGGTTGGCTTTCGGCCCTTACCCTTTACCTTTGTAATAGGGCGAGTGCCTTTAGACTTGTCCCGTGCATTTTTTGGCTTCCTAGGATCGCTTGAAACAGTTCTATTTTTCTCCTGAATCTTTGCCCTTCTTTTAGCAAGCTTAGGATTTAGAATAAGTTTAGTTTCAGTCTTGTTTAGTTTTTTATCAACATCTCTAGCAACATCAGCATTCATCTTTTTAATCTGCGCTAAAGTGTTTGCTTCAAACTCCTTGCTAACTGCAGGGTCTACAGCACTTTTGCTTTTTGTCTTCTTAACAGCCTTGTCAAGCGCAGCGCCAGTTTCCTTGGCAGTTTTATAAAGTTTTTCAAGCTTACTCATTATTTCATCGCCTTGCCGTAGCCTCTCATCGCAACACCGACACCACGGGGCTTGCGTGATGCACCACCCTTAGAGCCACCCTTAGACTTCATGGCAGCACCACCTTTGGCGTAACCCTTCTTCTTCATGACAGCACCGCCCATAGCGTAGCCTTTCTTCTTCATGGCACCGCCCTTAGACATACCTTTGGACTTCATAGCCCCGCCCTTAGACATACCCTTGGACTTCATCATGCCGCCATTCTTTACTTCCTTTGGCTTCTTCTTGGCAACTTCTGCGCGAAGATCATTTAACTCATCACGCTTGGTGAATGCACGAGTAAGCTTGTTGTCAAATAAACCCTTACCCTCACCGCCCATCTTGCCGTCCCTACCAAACAAAGCGCGACGAATACCGCCGACCTTCTTCTTGGCTGCAGGCTTCTTGGCATCATTCTTAGATTTCTCTGACGCTAGTTCAGTGGTGTACTTCTTACCATTCCAAGTAAAGGTCTTCTTGCCTTCACCTCTGTTGTATTTAAAAGCTTCCTTGAACGGAACACCGCCTTTGCTTACGCCAACATTGTATTTCTTAGGGGCTGCTTTCTTATTCTTTTCATTCGGCCCAGCATCTTTAAGCATAACTTTTGAGTTAGGCGTGTCTTTTCCGCCTGACAACAAAAGACCAACAGTACCTGCGGTAGCAGCGCCAGTACCTAAACGCTTGCGACCAGACTTAACAACTGCATCACGCTGCGCCTTAGTGGCCATGCGTGACCCTGCGCCCTTGCCAGTTTGTTCAAGACCAAAGCCTTTACCAAGATTGCGAGTAGATGTTTCAGGTATACGCTTAACGTCCTTCTTAGCGCCTGCGCGAGTAGATACGCCTCGCTCTAATTCTTTTGCTGCTTTTGCCGCTCGTTGAGCTTGCGCCTTCATT